AAGGCATGATGAAGAACTGCCACTTAGCGAAAGCAATCAGCGAACAGTGCTTTGCGGAAGTCATCCGTCAAATGCAGTATAAGTGTGAGGACAGAGGAATCGAGTTTGTTCAAGCGGACAGATTCTACCCGTCGAGCAAGACTTGTTCACACTGCGGTTGCGTCAAGCACAGCTTGAAGCTAAGTGAACGTACGTTTGTTTGTGAGGAATGCGGAGCTGTGATTGACCGCGATTTTAATGCGGCTATCAATTTAATGAGATACGCAGCCTGAATAGAGAGGCTACGGTCTTGAGGTGTCGTTGCACCTTTAAGCTGTGGAGCGTTATACAGACCCAAGTAGGTTTTACCAAAAGGGAACGCTGAGAAGCAGTAAGTTCTTTATAGAACACAACGGGGCACAGCTTTTGCGCGTGGGTTGAAACGCTGCCTTACGCGCACGAACTGATCCTGTATACAGGGGAGGAAGAAAATTGAAAATATTCTGCATCAGCGGCAAAGCAGGCAGCGGCAAAGATACGTTCGCCGATATGCTGGAGGAGGAACTGACGGTACGGGGCGAGAAGGTTCTCGTCACTCACTATGCAGATCTTCTGAAATATATCTGCAAAACATTTTTCCGCTGGAACGGCGAGAAAGACGGCTTCGGCAGAAGCCTGCTCCAATGGGTCGGCACGGATGTTGTCAGAGAAAAGAACCCGGATTTCTGGGTGGATTTTCTGATTGCCATCATCGATTTTTTCCCGGACAGATGGACGTCTGTCATTATCCCGGACTGCCGCTTTGAAAACGAAATTGAAAATCTCCAATGTCATGAAGAGTGGACTGTGATACCTGTCCGCATGGTCAGGGAGGAAGCGAACGTCCTGTCGGACGAACAGCGGCTCCATCCGTCAGAAACGTCTCTTGACGATTTCCCGTTCCCGTTCGTAGTCGAAAATACGGGCACACTGGAACAGCTGCGTGACAGCGCGGAGGTTTTCGCGGAACATATCAAACTCCGTTATGATTAAAAACAGAAAGGATTACCCCATGAAACATACACGAAACTATCCCGATATCAATTTTGAAATCGAGCCGATGCTGATTGAGAATGGCATGGTCGACAACTGGATCTGGCTGCAGGAACTCAAACAGCGCAAGCTCTATCTGACAGACGAGATCACGCAGTATACCGTTGGCGATATCGTCCGTCATATTATTGCGTTCAATACGGAAGACAGAGAAATCCCGCCGGAAGAGCGCAAACCGATTCTGCTTTATATCGCCAGCAACGGCGGTGAAATGGATTCCGGTTTTGAGCTGATCGATTTCATCAAGGCAAGCAAAACGCCGGTCTACACCATCAACCTCGGGTTCTGTTATTCCATGGGGTTTCTGATTTTCCTGGCCGGCCATAAGCGCTACAGCGCCGTCAACGCCAAATTCCTCATGCACGACGGTTCCTCGTTCGTTTATAACTCCACATCCAAGGTCAAAGACCAGATGATCTTCAACGACAAGGTGGAAAACCGTGTCAAGGATTATATCCTTGCCCACACAAAAATCAGCGAAAAAACCTACAAAAGCAAAGTCCGCACGGAGTGGTACATGTTTTCTGATGAAGCGAAAGAAAACGGCGTAACGGACTTCATCATCGGGCAGGATTGCGATCTTGACGAAATCATCTGAGGAGGTGCCGATATGGCACAAAAGAAAAAACCGACGGTGCCAAACGAAAAAGACGTTCCCGTCACACTGGACGGTCATCCGTTCTACGGTATGCAGCTCGACCCGGAACAGCTTGCTTTTGTCAACGCGGTCTGGAATCCGGATATCGACATCGTGTTCGTAAACGCCAAAGCGGGAACAGGCAAAACGTTCTGCGCTGCCGGCGTCGCCAATCTGCTGGTGCAGTACGGCCTGTTCGATAACATCGTTTATATCATGTTCCCATACGGCGAGCGCAAGCAGGGCTGGCTTCCCGGCAGCATTACAGAAAAATCGTCCGTTTATTTCGAGGCGTTCTATCAGGCGCTCATTGAATGCGGCGTCAACATCAACACCAATATCAACGACGAAAGCATGGTCAATCAAAAGAATGGCACTGGCTATATCACATGTATCACGGATACCTTTTTGCGCGGTACCAATCTTAACAACGCGGTCGTTATTATTGATGAGGCGCAGAACGGCTCCGCCGCGCAAATCAAGAAGGTGCTCACCCGTATAGGCTCCAACGCCAAAGTTATCGTCGTCGGGCACACGCTTCAGTGCGATCTTGAACGCCCGCAGGACAGCGGCTTCGCCGGGTACATTGAACACTTCCGCGACAAAGACCGCTGCGCGGTTTGCGAACTCAAAACCAACCACCGCGGCTGGATCAGCCAGTGGGCGGACGAATACGACGGATAATGGGAGTTTATGTAATCTGATATGGAATTTGTCATCTTGTTACTGTTCATGATGTTTGAGCAGTTTGATTACAAAGTGCAGAAAGAAAAATATGATAATTATAATGAAAACGTAAGTGAGGTAAAGAAAATGACACTGGAAGAAGTGAAGGATGCTCTTCTTGATAAAATCGGTTTTTTGCTTGAGAACGCGGATGCGGACGATGTAAGGACGTTGTCTGAGGCATACGCCAATTTGTACAGAGATAGTCTGCTCAAAAAAGTAGCCGATCAAAGCAGCACTGGATTTGGGGCGATCGGGAATCCGTATATGGGCAATATGCCCGCAGAGAGCAAAAACGACTGACGTCAGGATAAAAATAATACACACTATTTTTAACGAGGTATATTATGCAAAAACTAACCATCATCACAGATATGGACGACGTCCTCGAAAACTTCTGCGAGATCTGGGTCAATTTCCTGAACGGCAAATTCGGCAGAGACGTCCGCCCGGAAGACGTGACCGATTGGGATATCTCCAAGAGCTACCCGGGAATCGACAAGCATCTGCTTTATAAGGTTATCGAACAGGAGGATTTCTGGAAACTGATCCGCCCGTTGCCAGAAGCGGACGTTGTAACAAGGGAGCTGGTCGAAGAAGGGCACCGCGTTTTCGTCGCCACCAAAGCGACTCCCGTCACAGCGGTCTATAAATACGAACACGTCATGAAACGTTTCTTCCCGCATATTCCGGTGAGAAGCTTCAACGTCGTCAATGACAAATCTTTGCTGCGCGGCGACGTCATCATCGACGACAATCCGCGCAATCTCGGCGGTGATTTCAAAGCCAAAATTCTTTTCACCGCCCCGCATAACCGTTCATGCCATGCCGCCGCCAACGGATTCCTCCGCGCGAACGACTGGCAGACGGTCTATAAAATCATCTGCGAGGTGGCTTGCCAATGGTAACGATGTACTCCACCGGCTGTCCACGCTGTATGATACTCAAAAAGAAACTGGAAGAAAAGGGAATTGATTTTAAGATAAACGACTCTGTTGACAAAATGCTTTCGCTCGGGATTAAAGAAGTCCCTTGTCTCGACACAGGAGAAAAACTGCTCAATTTCAGAGAAGCGGTCAGTTGGGTCAACAGACAATAACAGAAAGGCATATATGGAAATTCAGTTAAAACTTTCTAAAGACTTTGAAAGATGTCTGGAAGAGCTAAAGAAGAAATACGGAGAAGATTTTGAGTATATCAACGGAATCCATCCAAGCCAGCTTGATTTTTCTGAGTTTATTGAAAACTTTGTGGAAAAGCAAACGCTTGCAGATTCCAGTATCGACCCGAATGCCAACGCCAACCACAAGGATATCCGAAGCTTTATGACGGAAAAGGCAAAAAGTGAGGATAAACTTTTCGGGTTAAGTAAAATCTTCGACACTATCAAAAAACAATGGGGGCTTCGCACGGCGAAGCAGTGGTTTGAACAGGAGTTCAGCAGAGGTTTTTATCTTAACGACAGTACGACGGCCAGTTATTTTCCGTATTGCTGGGCAAATGACTTCACGCGCCTCGCGACGGAAGGTCTCTTCTTCCTTACAGATTATAATAACCAACCACCGAAACACCTGACGACGTATCTTGATGACGTAATCGAGTTCGTGTCGTTCCTATCAAACCGTCAAAGCGGCGCAGTCGGGATGCCGAATGTCCTGATCTGGGCGTGGTACTTCTGGAAAAAAGATGTTGAAGACGGATATTACATGAAAGACGCTGACTATTATCTGCGTCAGCAGTTCCAGAAGTTGATTTTCAGACTTAACCAGCCCTTCCTGCGGATCGACCAAAGCGCGTTTACAAATATTTCTATTTTCGACCGTCCATATCTGGAGTCCCTTTTTGGCGGAATGGAGTTCCCAGACGGCACGTTCGCCATCGATCACATCGAAGACTTGATTGATTGCCAGCAGGTGTTTATGGACGTTGTCAGCGAGACGCGCGAAATCAATATGTTTACATATCCCGTACTTACGTATTCGCTTCTTTATCAGGACGGTAAGTTCGTCGATGAACCGTTTGCAAGGTGGTGCTCCAATCACAATATCAAGTGGAGCGACAGCAACTTCTTTGTCAGTGATAACGTCGGCGTCCTTTCCAACTGTTGCCGCTTGTTGAGCGACACCAAAAAACTGGATGCGTTCATCAACTCTATCGGTGGCACTGCGTTGTCCGTTGGGTCATGCCGCGTCAGCACAATCAACCTTGTTCGCATTGCGTATGAAAGCAAGATGAACAAATCGAAGTATCTGAAGATTCTTCGTGACCGTGTTGCGCTGGATTGCAAAGCTCTTTATTCCATGCGGCATATTCTGAAACGCAATATTGAGAAGGGACTTCTTCCGAACTATACGGACGGGGCTGTAGAACTGGATAAGCAGTTCTGCACGATAGGCGGTATCGGAATGTACGAGGTAATGGATCTGTTTGGGTTAATTGAAACGGATGAGTTCGGCTGCAAACGATACTCAGACGAAGCAGTCTCGTTTGCAACGGATATCCTTGACGCAATGAATGACGTTAAAGATAATTTCGAATGTGACTTCACCTTCAATATTGAAATGATTCCGGCGGAAAATTGCGCTGGCGTTATCTGTCAGGCAGATAATCTTCTGTTTGAACAGAACAGGTACTTCATTTACAGCAACCAATGGATACCCTTGATGGAAAAATGTACGATTCAGGAGAAGTGTCGTCTCGGTTCACTGTTCGACGCAAAGTGTGGCGGCGGCTGTATCGCGCATATCAATATCGAAAACAGATTTCCGAATGAAGAATCCGCTTGGGAAATGCTGAATTACGTTGCGTCGCAAGGCGTCATCTACTTTGCATTTACAACCAAAATCAGCGTATGTACTCACAAACACGCGTTTATTTCAGAGCAGAGATGCCCGGTGTGCGGTGAACCTGTTGCCGACACCTACGCAAGAGTCGTAGGATTTTATACACCGACAAGCAGCTACCAAAAAATCAGAAAGGGCGAATTCGATAAACGGCGTTGGATGAATGTGCTGCAAAACGACGGGGTGATGCAATGACGACAACGGGAATTACAGACGAGGACTTCGTTAATTATCGCATCCCGTCTATGTTTATTTCGGCTGCGTCATGCACGTTTAAATGTGAAAAGGAAAGCGGAATTCGTTGCTGTCAAAATAACGGGATATCAGATAAATACAGAATGAAAGTTGACGACAGAACATTGGTCGAAAGATACGGGTCCAATCCGATCACAAACGCGATCGTTTTCGGAGGGCTTGAACCGATAGATCAGATAAACGAAATAGACTGGTTCTTGCGTATACTTCGTTTCAATTACGGATGTAACGATCCTGTCGTTATCTATACAGGATATGACGAAGGCGAAATCATTCCGCAAATTTCCAAGTTAAAAAAATTCACGAACATCATTGTTAAATTCGGTCGCTATATCCCTGGCCAACAGCCGCATTACGACGAAGTACTTGGCGTCAACCTCGCGTCTGATAATCAGTACGCCGTAAAGATTTCATAACAGGAGAACAATATGGATCATTCAATATCTTCCCGGCAAAACAAACCATACAGCGATGAATTTTGGCAATATCTCCGGTCTATCGCAAAATACCCGCTTCTCACGGCGAAGGAGGAAGAAAAGCTCGCTGTCAAAGCAAAAGCGGGCGATAAGGCGGCATTCGATAGGCTCGTCAACAGTAACCTGCGTCTTTCAGTGAAGTTCGCAAAGAAGTACAGCTTCTCCGGCATCGATATCTTCGATCTCGTCCAGTCCGGCAACGTAGGCCTTGTCAAAGCGGCAAGGCGCTACGACCCGGCTTCCGGCTGCCGGTTTTCCACATATGCGTTCTCCTGGATCAGAAATGAGGTCATGCATTATTTGTCAGAAATGCAGTATCCGTTCAGTCTCTGTCCTGCCGTATACGGTGAGCTGTGGAAAATTATGCGGGCGGCGGAAAACGATCTCGGCAAATCCGTCGACGAGCTGACAACAGACGATATCAAGACGCTTTCCGAACTAACCGGCATCTCATTGAAAAAGGTGACTGGCGTCCTGAATAACTGCGCGCAGTTCTATTCCATCAATGCGGAAATCGGTGAAGATGAATCCATGCAGACATCGGAAGTAATTGCCGATACAAACGGAATCACGCCGGAAGAAGCGGCGACGCAAAACGATTTTATCGAAAAAATCCAGTTCGCAATGCAATTTCTCCCGCCTGTAGAAGCGGAGATCCTCCGCGAGCGGTTCGGCCTGAACGACGGTGTCCCGAAAACATTACAGGAACTCGGCGACAAAATGGGTAGATCCAAGGAATGCATCCGGTTAAAACAGGAGAGAGGTCTTACAAAACTTAAGAAAGAGGTCAACAGAAATGAAAAGCAATATTACATTTGACAGGTTCAATGAGGCGCTGACAGAGATCGTCCGCTACATCGAGTTTGACGACGCGATCTGTGCAGCCTGCCGCAAGTATTCGGAAGGATCTGAGTTCGTCACCGAATTCCCGTATCCGCTCCGTTTGATGACGACAGTTGTCGATCTGCTGGAACTGGCAACGAACGACACGGAAAACGGATGGATCTCCTACTGGCTCTATGAGCTTGACTGCGGGAAAGACTATAAAGAGGGCTGCGTTACCAAAGACGGCGAAAACATCCCGCTTAAAACATCGCAGGATCTCTGGAATCTACTGGTATCTGAACAGGAGGCGCTGTCGTGAGTAAGTACCGAACCAATCCGGATGAGGATTACGTCCGCGAGATGCGAAAAAAAATCAAAGCCAACAACGGCTACTGCCCGTGTCAGCTCGTCAAAACGCCGGATACCAAATGCCCGTGCCGATCCTTCCGTGAACAGGAAAGCGGCATGTGCGGCTGCGGACTTTATATAAAAGGCTGATACTATCATTCGGCAAAAAAATGCAAAAATTGCCGGTTGATAGTCCCATAAATATGCAGAAAGGAAAACAATCATGCAGGAAATTCCGAACAAAGGAGAACCGTATATTGCCGATTCTACTTTTTGCAATAAAGCTTTATGCGACAACAAAGCGTGCGACAAACATCCTTGCCGCATTCCGAAAACGGTTCCGGTGGAAGTCGCGCCGCTGAACGCGTACGGCTATTGCGTGAAATCTTTACTTACCAAAACACCAAGTAAAGGAGATTGAAAATGTACCAGGGAAAAACAAGAGTTGCTATCACACTGACTCTCCCGACAGACGAATCTTACGTCTCAGAGCAGGAATCGTTCGTCGGCGATACGGGATACGATTCCGAAAAGCAGATGTTGTTCGACGTGTTCTATAAGTTCTTAAAATCCGTGGACCTCGTGTTACCGGAATCACACTTCCTGTCGGACGAGCTGACGTTCGACGAGATGCTGTTTCTATCACAACAGCTGAGCGATTACCGAAAAAACAAACCGGAGGAAACGAAATGACAAAAACGATTCAGATAAAATACTTTGATCCCGATATCCCAAAACTACAAAAAATCGAACAGGGCGACTGGATCGATCTCTGCGCCGCGAAAGACGTCACCCTGTATCCCGGCGAATCCGCTCTGATCCCGCTCGGCGTCGGCATGATTCTGCCGGACGGGTATGAGGCGCACATCGTCCCTCGCAGTTCCACCTTCAAAAAATACGGCGTCATCCAGACCAATCACTGCGGTATTATCGACAACTCCTACTGCGGCGACAACGACCAGTGGATGTTCCCCGCCTACGCGCTCCATACCGCCTACATCAAAAAGGGCGACCGCATCTGCCAGTTCCGTATTGTCGAAAAACAACCAGAGCTGGAATTTATTGCAGTTGAGTGCTTAAAAGAAAAAGACCGCGGCGGTTTCGGCAGTACGGATTCCGTCCCTGGCGGCAAGATGATAACGGAGGAACTTCTCAGCACAGGCAAAAGCACTCCGGCGAAGGAGGCATAACAGTGCTCATCACATTTTTTTTAATAATCATATACGTTGTCGTTATGTTTGTATTCCTGCTCGCCGGTATCTCTCTCGTTTTTGATAACGCGGAATACGGAAAAGACGACGAAGAATTCAAGCAGGGAAGGTATATTCTCAAGACGTGGATCATCTGGCCGTACTGTCTGTACAGAATTGTAAAAATGAAAATCAAAGAAGCGGAGGAAGTTGAATGATGTCTGAAACAGTTATGACCGCTATCGGTTATACGATGATTGCCCTATTTGTATTCTCCGTCGTTGCAGTAGAAATTTGGAGGCGTAGACGATGACAAACAGAGATCGTATTGAAAAAATGACAAACAAGGATCTTGTCAAATATCTCAGTCTTGCAAATAGGTGTCCACCTGACTGGGAGAATATCCCCTGCCCGGATTATATGGAGTGCGAGGATTGCTGGGTCAAGTGGCTAAATACAGAGATGAATGATCAATGAAAGGAGCATTTTATGCCTGTAAAATATGGATGCGGTATGTTATTTGATGCAAGCACCGGATTGCCTTTCGGTACGACTATCGGAGCCGGAGAGTTTAATGGCGTCTATCATCCTGAAAATAACATAGAAGTAGATTATATGCCATTCAGAGGGCAAATGGAGATGGCTTTTACAATTGACAATAATTGCAATGTCTGGCGGCTCATAGGAGCTTTCACTGGCACAAACCGTCACGTAGCTCACCTTTGCAAGTTCGGTAAATACAGAGTAAGAAAGAAAAATCAACATAGAATAGAAAACAATTATATGTGAATTTTTTGCTCAAACAAAACGCGATTCTGTCACGAAACGACAAAAAAGAAAAAGCGCAGGGTTATGTACTGCCGAAATACAGACAATACGCAGCCTTGCGCTTTATAAGGAGGTTTTACCATTGGTCTTTGAAGATATATCGAACATGACACTAAAAGACGTTGTTTCATGTTATACGGGAGACACACTGATACCGATTATAATCAGGTGCAACAGTCCTGTACACGACGAATACGATATGCTCTACGGCTACTGCTCGTACGATCCTATTACAAAAGAACTTTTGTCAGAAGACGGCGACGATTACTCGCTTGACAGTGTTATTGAAAATTTTCAGGTAGCAAAAGATCAGGCTCTTACCGTATGGGTACACGCAGAATGGGTCTCCGGGAAAGAGTATAACACAATGATAAACGGACGACGCGCCAAAATACAGGAAGGTGAGCGAAAATGATTGGAAAAATATCAAACTGCGTCGACTGTCAATTGCCGTGTCTTTATACTTCCTGCCCGTATTACGAAGTGGAAACCGCCGTTTGCGACCTGTGCGGAGAACCGGCAGTGTGCCATATGAACGATCTCGAGTACTGCCGCTCCTGCGCCAACGAAGAACTGATCGAAACATTTTGCTGTCTTTCAACAAAAGAGATGGCGGAAGCGCTCGGTATGGATTTTACAAAATACGACGACGTATAACGGCACAGCAAAACACTTAATCAAAACAACACAAATCACTCAAATAACAGGAGGCAGCTATGAATTCTTCCGCAAAGGAGATATATTAACTTGGAAATAAATCATAAAGATAACGGCGTCGACGTACTCAGTCTCTTCGACGGCATGGCCTGCGGTATGATCGCCTTCAGGAACGCCGGTATCAGAGTCAATCATTATTACGCCTACGAGATCGATCCCTACGCTATCAAAACAGCAAAGCATAACTTTCCCGAAATCATAGGGGGTGGGGACGTCTTTGGCGGAGATTACACGCAATATGAGAATATCGACTGGCTGATCGGAGGATCGCCCTGTACGTTTTGGTCCATAGGACAAGCAACCGACAAGCGGGAAACAACCGCCAGTGGTATCGGTTGGGAGCTGTTCAGTCAGTACGTCCGCGCTCTTCATGAGGCAAAACCGAAATACTTCCTGTACGAAAACAACCGCTCTATGGCGCGTCCCGTCTATGAGGCCATTTCGCAGGCGTTCGGTTTCGAGCCTGTCATGATCAACTCCGCCCTCGTCTCCGCCCAGAGCCGTCAGCGGTATTACTGGGTCGGCAGAAAACAGGCGGACGGAACGTACGCAAAAGTACCGGTAGCACAGCCGGAAGACAGACACGTCTTCCTGAAAGACGTGCTCGATAAGGTAACGGTGATGCGGGTATGAGCGAGAACAAGGCGGTTCAGGTCGGCGCAATGCCGAGACCGAATGGGGAGCTGAGCCAGTCGCAAGGCTTCCGAATCTACGATATCGACCACAAGTCCGTTACCATCAAAGGACTTTCGGGGGGGGGCAGGAGGTAAAACAGGTTTGTATGCAATCAGAGTCCCGCAGGGCATGAAAGCGCTGACGGAAAAAGAAATGGATTACATGGTGCGCGACCACGCGGAGCGGCGATGGAGCTTTCTTTCTAAACCGGGCGAAAGCGGCAAGGGCCCTATTGTCACCGCCAACATCCGCAAAGGCATCCCGTACAATATCTGCGCCTCGCCGGTAGAGTTCGACGGCGACGTACCGGTCAGGGCGATATCCGGATCAGACGGAAAAACCTACACCGTGTACGAGGTGAAGGACGGGCAGATCGAAGTCAAAGGGAAAAATTATCCGATCAAACTAAAGGATGGATATTACGTTATCAGAAAACTGACGGTGTCGGAGTGCAAACGATTGCAGACAGTGCCTGGCTGGTACGAGTTTCCCGTCAGCGACACGAGAGCCTATCAGCTATTGGGAAACGGCTGGACGTGCGACGTGATCACGCACATCATCACAGAAACTGTCAACAGCGAGTATGAATATATTGATAAAACTAACATTTGATAAATTACAGATTGGAGTGACGGCGCATAGACGACGAAATCAAAATAGACGAGGTAAATATTTACGACACAATAATCGCATACGACACCACCGTCATCACAGACGGAGAACTGATCGAAGACTGCGAAGCACAGATCTGGCGCAACAGCGTCACAGGGAAGGAATCTGTCGGCTGGTGTCGAAAACCACAAATAACGAAGGGGTGATACCATGAACTTCGCAATACAATTCATACGGCGCGTATACGCCTTCATGCTGGCGGTCGTCGCCATGCTGTCAACGGCGATTCCCATTGCGCCGTCTCCGCACGATTACGACAATGAGTACGCTGTTAGAGCGGTCGTGTCGGAAGAGACAGAGGACAAAACCATATTCACAGACGAAACAGACAGAAGATGGTTCGTTGAAACAAAAGGTGAAGATTATTCATATGATACGCAATATGTCTTGATTGTCTACAATAATTTGACACAGGACACGTCAGACGATTACGTCTTGACTGTCATGCGCTATCTTCCTCCTGAAGGAGTCTGATATGGGAACAAATTACTATTTCTTTACCAAAGACAAGGAGCCATGTGAATCATTTTTCAGTACGACATACGAGCTGACAGATGATCCGGAGTTCGGTTATCAGATTCATCTCGCCAAAACAAGCTTCGGATGGCTCCCTTTGTTTCAGGCGCACGATCGCTGCCATTCCGTCGCTGAAATCAAAAAGATTTACGATACCGGCTTGTTCCGTATTATCGATGAATACGGCGACACGTATACGTGGAAAGAGTTTACCCACAGCGTTCTGGAACACAACGGCGGAGTCGTTGGCGCTGTGCCAAGAAAAGAGTATGCGCAAGATCCATACTCCGTATTTTACGATAAAGACATGCCGGATTATACGCCTGTCAGCCACTTTGAATACGGTAAGGGCAAATATGCGGATCATTTTTTCAAGGACGCGGAAGGATATGAATTCTACAAAACTCCGTTTCTGTAAGAGGTAACAATATGATTTATATCACAGGCGACACCCACGCCGATTTCACACGGTTCTCCACAAAGAACTTCCCGGAGCAGAAAGAAATGACGCGTTATGATTACGTTATCATCTGCGGCGATTTCGGAGGAATTTGGTCTTATGGAAAATCTTCCAACGAGGAGATGTATTGGCTGGACTGGCTAAGCGAGAAATCCTTCACACTGCTATTCGTTGACGGCAACCACGAAAACTTCGACCGCCTCAACCAGTTTCCCGTCGTCGATTTTCACGGGGGCAAAGCACATCAGATCCGCGACAATATCTACCACCTGATGCGAGGATACGTCTTTGATCTGAACGGCAAAACATTCTTTACCTTCGGCGGAGCCAGCAGCCACGACATACAGGATGGCATTCTCGATCTGAAAGATTACGAATCAGAGAGAGCGCTCGTCGCGGATTACAAATACCGAACGCTGAAAGGGGAGATGCTGCGCATCAATCGAGTGTCGTGGTGGAAAGAAGAACTGCCGACACAGAAAGAAATGAATCGCAGTGTAATAGAATTGGATAAAGTGAATTACGACGTTGATTTTGTAATTTCTCATTCTCTCCCGCAGACAATATGCGGTACACTCGGTTACACAAATGCGGATACGGTTACCAATTATTTCGACGACCTGCTGGAAATCGGTCTGACTTTTGGCGACTGGTTCTCCGGTCATTACCACAAAGAAATAGACATTGGCAGGTATCATATCCGATATCACCGTATCGAAAGAATCGTATGATCCGGAAAGGAAAATAATTGTGAGCAATAGTCAAATCAAAAGATTTAAACTGAAACCTGGCCTTGAAAAATGGTGGCTGAAAAATATCCCTCTGTTGGGAGACGCCACATGGATACACCCGAAAGCGACAAGGTTCCTCAGCTACACGCTCAGAATCAACTGCTCCGATATCGACGTTGATATCGGGTTTCCTGAAAACTTGCAGGAATGGAACGACTTCGACTTTGTCGTCGTAATTGACGAAGAGTTCGAGCAGCCTTACGGCCCGTTCTACTCCAAATTGGATAACCCCAACTGGGAAGGCAACGATTTTCTGAACGAACTCGTGGCAGAATATAACAATCTGTTGAGCAGCTTGCCGTTTCTTGAGGAGATAAAACATGATTAAGATAATAGAACCAGGAGATATAAACAACCCAAGACCCATCAGATTCAGGTGCGATAACTGTGATTGTTTATTCGAGGCGTCGAAATGTGATTGTGTCACAAGAAGAGTCGACTTCCAGTATTACTACATATGCAAATGTCCAACGTGTTCTGTAATGGTTCAGAAACACAAGAATTTCACATAAACCAAACAAAGAAAGGATAAGTAGAATGAACGATAACGACAACAAAATCACCATTTCGTTCGGGTTTACAGACGAGTACAAAAATCATTATGAAGCGACCTCTTCATGCGAAGTGTTTTCGGACTTCGGAGAAACAACGATCGATACAATCGGCCGTCAGATGATCGCGTTCCTTCGCCAGATGACCTATCCGATGCACAATGACTACCTCCTGATGGAAGACCTTACGGAAGAGGAGTACTGGTATCTAAAAGACGCTCTTTTCGATTACCGCAACAAAGACACAGAAGAGAATAAGGAGGAAGAAGAATGAGCAACGTAAAAATCGGCGATACCTTTACCATCGAAATCAACCGCATCTTCAAAGACGGCACCGGCAGAACCCTGTACGGAGCCAAAGGATTCAATTCTCTCGTCTTTGACGACGTCGGCATCGGAAAGCTGACACCTCTGAAAAAGGAACAAACATATATAGAGGAAGAAGTGGAACAAATACGGAAAGAGGAGCTTGAACACGGGCAGATAAAAGCATGGAATCTTGCGGCGCGTATAGGATCTATGGCTATCGGTAATGACAAAGATCTTACAAGAGATGACTACCGAGAAATCTTCGGAGGATTGATTCTTGCTGATGTATTAAAGAGATTCACTCCCGAAAAAGCAAAGAAGAAAATAGATGAGTTTTTAAAAAAGAAAGAAGAGAAAAAAGAACAGAGCGCAATTTTCGTCGGCGATATCCTTCTGATCCGTGGGCACGACAAAAAGTGTATCGTAACAGATATAGAAGAGGAACAATACTGTCATCTCCTTCGCGAGGATGGTCGCTGTTTCTGGGCGAAAATCGATGATATGGAAGGTGAATACGAAAAAGTTGACAACAATAATAATTTAGTCAAACTCTTTCTGAAAAACATCAATCACAGAACAATAACAATATAATTGATCAAACGGAGGGAGACGTCACAAACTCTCTCCGTTTTTTTGTGTGAAAATGTGTAATTAAGGAGCAAAGATCATATGAAAAATGTGAAAAGAATTCCTCTGCAAAAACTGATCTGGTGTAAAATCCGTTATTACCAGCAGCTTCGCGATATCTCAAACCAACTTCTCTCCGAAACACTTGGCGTATCCGAGCGAACATTAAAAGAATATGACAAAGACGCCTGTAATATCACGCTTGAAAAAATTGACAGGTTCCTTGCGGCTTATAACATGACGCTGACGGAGTTGGTCTCACAATGACGATATTGACTTTAACAGGAGCCGCGCTGTATAATAGAACCGGTGTTCCTGCCCGTGTTGCGTCTCTGCGGAAAGGAGAAGCAATATGAGACAACAACAAATCACACAACTGCCGTCCGGCAGTTGGCACACACAGGTTCGTTATACAGATAAGGAGGGTAACCAGAAAAGAAAGTCCATCACCGCGCAGACTCAATGGGAAGTGATGAAACTTGCGGAAGATTTCAGAAACGGCGTTTACGAAGAAGTCAATCACACGACTGTCAGACAAGCAATGACGGATTATATCAACTGTCGGCGCAGCGTCAGAGCGGCTGCGACAATCAACGGGTATGAATGCATCGTCCGCACAAGGCTTCAGTCGATCATGAATAAAGATATCCATAACTTAAAAAAGAAGGATATCAACATAGCGATAGCCAAAGACGTTGAGCGTGGGCTGTCTTACAAATCCGTCAAAGAAGCTTTGGCACTCCTGAAAAGCGCACTCGCAGAAAACGGCGTAGAAATCCTGCCCGTCAGCAAATACATTCTGCCGCAAAAGACGCCACCGAAAGAAGATCTCCCCGATTTGAAAACACTTCTCAACGTCATTATCGGTTCCAGCGTAGAGCTGCCATGTCTACTGTCTCTCTGGTGCGGAGGAATGCGGATCAGCGAGGTAAGGGGATTGCAGTACCGAGACGTAAAAACCGACGTCGACGGCAATCATTTCCTTTACATCAACCGCGTCCGTGTCGCCATCGGCAATGTAGACCACCTGAGAGAGTGCAACAAAACGGAGCAAAGCACACGGAAAGTTCCGCTCCCGGATTATCTCTACGGCATCATTAAAGATAAGCCGCACGAAAAAGAAGACGACTTCATCATCGATGAACGATACCTGACGATCAAGAAACGCTATGACAGGCTCCTGAAAAAGAACGGTATCGAAATGACATTCCACGATCTTCGCGCCCAGTTCGCCACCGCCATGAATCAGCTTGGCGTAGACAAGCTGATCCTCCAGCGGATGGGAGGCTGGTCAAACAGTAAGGTTCTTGACAGTGTCTACATCCGCACACCGCAAAAAGCCATCAGTGATTCCATGCAGATGTACGGTGACTATTTGGAGTCGATGATCACAAATGAATAATTATTATCATTATGCAAACATTATTCATAATGGTTACAATTTTGTAACTTTCGTGTGACAAATCGTGTGACAAACGGTGCAGTTACAGCCGCATATATGCGGTTACAACTGCAATATTGCAGTCAAAACGCGCAAACAGCAAAAAGAAAAACCCCGACTTTGTTGTAAAACCTAACAAAATCAGGGCTTTCAAATGGCGGAGAGTAAGGGATTCGAACCCTAATTCAAAATCCCGCAACCCCTTATTTTAAGCCGTTTGTGAGACACTAAAATTTTTCGTGTGACATTTCGTGTGACAAAATTTCCGGCGTAACCGGCAGGAACACCACCAACTAATAATTATTCATAACCTCGTTCACTTATAAAACATCCTGTTTAGAACGACAGAGTGCTTTATAAATGAACGACGCAAAAATTTAGGGATAGCATGATAACGCTATCCCTATTTTTTTTGCCGATAAAGCATGCATTATTTATGAGCTCTCTCATTTATATATTTTGATATTTTCTCTTTCGTAGCCGGGACTGTGTGATTGCATCCCTGTTGCTCAAGACCGTCAAGACAAGCAAGAATCCCCTCCATCAAAAGACCGTTCTCATGTCTGTCAAGCTTCATGCCTTCCTCGATCTCTTTTGTCTTTTTTTCCAGCAATTCAATACGAACCGTTCTGGAAGAAAAGTATTTTGCCACCTTAACGACAAGCCCCACAAAAACAGAAATCGCCGTAACGACAGCCGCCGCCTTTATAATAACATCTCCGTTAATTAAAATACCGGTTTTGCTTGTAAGTTCCAAAAGAAATGCCGTCATCTCGAATCATCACCTTAAAACTTGTTCTTGGATTCAGGATTATTGAATACGCCGAACGCCGCAAGCAGCGCACCGACAGCCGCAACAATCTCATTGAATCCGTCTGCGGTGATACCGATTTTATCCCACACGCCAAACACAGTAAACATCGTCGCAATCACACCGACGATTGCTCCCCACACAACAGGGGAACGCCATCTTGACTGCTCTTTTTTCTCAACATTGGTTACCTCATTGTCCATACCGCTACCCCCTTCTTCGTTTTATCTATATTATGAATTATCAATAGTTTCAGCGGCTTTATCGACCGGTATATCTGTTTCTATATAATGATACTCAAACGGATAGGTATCCGCCGCATCAACATAGAGAATACCGGTTTCAACCTGTTGTATCATCTTTCCATCGTCGGAATAATAAAATATCAGGTCGTCTCTGCCGTTCCACGGATATATATTTCTCAGCATCAACACCACTCCTGTCAACAAAACTGCCGGCCCCTTAATCAGAACCGGCAGCCGTTAAATAATATACGGTTATCGTATTACTGCTCTTTATAGAGCATCTGCAATGCTTTAACTGTTCCTGCGCCATCAATATGTCTCCGGTGCAGAATGTCGTATACCATCTTCATTTCAGGGGGAGCGTCCCCGTTCTTCGCACGATACTCATTGATCATATTGACAACGCAATTATGCAACCTGCTCATGTGCTCCATTTCTTCCGTCGAAAGAACGTAAAAGACTTTCGCCAATTCGTCGTTGGTTCCCTTATACTCAATCGCCAACTTCACATATTTTTCAGCGTCAGCAATCTCTTCGTCGATAAATTCAGACAGTTTTTCAATAATTTTCATCACTCGCGCACCGCCTTAAAGGTGTAGTTTTCAACTGTCGCTGCATCGGAAAGCTGAAGAGTAATCACTTCCGTCTGCTCGCAGCAGCAGAATTCTCTCTCAACGGGCGGGATCGTCAAAGTGGTAGTATAACCGACAGTCGCCACAGAACCGGTAGCGGTAGCGCCGGGAATCGGGGCTCCGTTTTTCAGAAGCGTGGCGGTAATATTGCCAACCGCGTCAGGAGTGACGACAACATTCGCAGTGATGTCGTAATAGCCGTTTCCACTCAGCGTGACGGCATTACCCATCAGATTGAAATTACAGCCGTACCGTCTGATGATCGTACCGGGATTAACAATCCCGTTTGCGTCAACAGTCTGAGGCGCGTTGTTAACAGTATAAATTAAAGATTTTCCCATAATCATATCTCCTTTTCAAAATGAAAAATAGGGGCGCGAGCGCTCGCGCCCCACCTTGTCAGTACGACAGATTACATGTTTGCATTACAACCGCAACCGAAAATGGGCGGGAACGGGCCAGCGCCGTAAGACCAGCTATTCGGGAAGCGAAGCATGCCGGCAGTAGCCTGATCCATCTGAAGCTTCTGTACCTGATCTCTCAGAGCGGTGATTTCGTTGGCGTCCATCTTTGCGTTGATGCGAGCCTCCATCTGAGCCATCTGCAGCGCGTTGTCAGCGGAGGCCTGCTGGATCATCAGCTGGGTCTGCTTGCAGCAATCGTTCTGATTGGCAAGCAGATTCGCCTGACCAACAGCAACGCTGGCGACGTCGCGGGCAAGTTCGTTGTAAAGGTTCTGCGTAGTTGCAAGAGTATCATGGAAGGTCTGGTTGGTCGCAGCGATGCCGGCAGCACCCTGCGCGTTGACAGCGTTCATAAGGTCACGGGTCTGTGCCTGAAGGTTCTGGTTGTCAAAACCTCTCTGAACGTCATTCTGAGTTGCCATGTTGCCAAGGCCGAGCATAGCGGCGCCGCCGTTGCCGAAGCCGCCAAAACCGAAGCCGCCGCCGAACATGGAAGCGATAACGGCGAGGTAGATAAGCCCCTCAAAGCCGTTACCAAAACCACCCATACCACCGCCGCTGAGAGCGGCCACGTCTGCTACAGTAAGTCCATTTCTTTCGTCTGCCATTTTGTAATTCCTCCTATCAATTATTTAAGGTCAGCGACTGCATTTCTTTTTTTATTTGCAGCCGGATATTTATATCAAAACCACATGTGCACCTATGGTTAAGATATCAAAACAATTATTTCAGCGCGTTGAAAATAATCTGCGGGTTGATACCATTCTGCTTTGCCAGCTGATCAATTGCCGCTACTGGATTATTTCCGCACTGCATTAAAAACTGAGCCGCTTTCTGCATATTGGGATTACTCTGCATCAAATAGTTCAGAGCATCCTGTGGAGAAGAAAGCGACCGCAAACCGTTTATTTTATTTTTGATTGATTTAACCTGATTGATGATTGCCTCTTCGTTTTTGTTAAACGAAGGATTAGTATTTACTTGATTTGGAGCGAGTAATGGGTTCACTCTGTTTCGCCTCCGTTTCTTTTACCTTCGCGTCGTTATTAACGGGTTCTGCTTTAGGAGACACAAACTCAGCAAGGAAGGCGTTCATATTTTTAATACCAACGTTCAGTTCAGACATCAGCGCCTCCATCCTGTTGGCCTCTGCCTGCTGCGGGTCCTGCCGCGGAAATACATTAAACGCCTGTACAGTTACGTTGCCGAGGCTGTCTGAGACGCATTTCCACAAAACGTTTTCAGTTTCATGAGCAACAAATACAGAGCTATTTGGGCTCATTTTCAATTGCCGAACACTGTCATCGCCGCTTGCCGTCAGAACCTGCTGCGGCGGCAGAATATTTTGCGCCATCTGCTGTTGCTGCATCATTTGCTGCATATATGGACTCTGAAATTGATTGTATTGGTTATACAACTTATTTCACCCCTTTTCTTATCGATATCTTTTACTTTTATATCTTTGGTGCCCATTAAAGGCAACGGTCATCCGGCACCTGCGTCAGCTCTATCTCTGTCATGTTGTCACTTCTTTCAGCACTACAATGTCTGTGCCCATAAGCGGGTCAGACATATACAGTGTGTCTGCAGGTTGTGTGTCTGCCCGCGCTTTGATGATGTATAACTCATTTTCATCGGTCACAAACCTGAATGCTTCCATCGGTATCACCACGGTGATAGCCATCCCATCCATGTTTAGCGCTACCTGTACGCAGCGCCCTTCCAGCGCCGCGTCAAATACTTCTTTCGCGGTCTTGTCAATTTCGATTCGATTATCCACCTGTGTCGCAGAGCATATCAGCGGTCCTTTACTGCCGCCTCCGCTACCACCGGAAACAACAATTTCCACATACTCCCCGGCGCTGTTTTTCATATACGTCGTACTTGTTTCAATCACAAACACAGTACTTCCGAAAGGATCGCCGTCGGGCAATGACGCAATATCGTCTTCCGTGTCTGCGATATATTCTCTGATTTGCGAATTTGCCTGCGTCCCGATATTGATCAGTTTATACATCAAATCTCACCTTCTTTTCGTCAATCATTTTCTTCCTCCTCCGGCTCAATGGGATTGTCCGTTTCCTCCGGTTCAATGGGCACCAATTCCCACACGCCGTCCTCATTCTGCCGCCATTCGTATCCGTCAGGCGTTTCGACATCATCCCAATTTTCGGGCGCGTCGAATTTGCCGAGATAAACAGGGCCGGGAGAATATGTTGCGTTGTTTGTCAACCAGCATCCTTCGGCTGGCGTAAGAAATATGCGTCCTTTGTCCGTCGTGTGTATCGTCATGTTACTGTCCACCCCTTATCTTGAGCTATTGCAATCTGGTCTGCTGTTAATTTTGCAAGATTTGTCGCGCCGAGCGCGAGTGTTTTTGTCGATTGAACAGGATTAAGCTGATTGACAATAAACACAAGCGTATCAGCAGAAATACTGTTAGCCGACGAAAGTGTAACATTATCATTACAATGAGGGAAACCAACAATTTCGCGTATACCGTTTGACTCTGATCCGAGAAAAAACGAACCGCATTGGCAATCGCTGTCGAACATTAATGTCGGGCATCGGCATTGGCTTATGCTGAAATCTGCTCCGCAAAAATCAAATCTCATGTCGATGTATTCAACTCCGTAAAAATATGATCCGATGTTGGTTAGATTTGTCAAATCCCGCGTTTTTATGCCATGCATATCAATGCAACCACCCCTAATACCATTAAGCGCAGCTGACAATGTCGAGACCTTGGTAAAATCCACTCCGCTAATATTTAATTTGCGCAGTCCAAAGCATCCACTGAAAATGGCTTTCGCAGTTGTTACAGAGGAAAAATCAAAATCATGCAGATCAATGCTTTTTAGACTCATATCATTTGCGAACGCATTATCCAGTGACGTTACGCTTGAATAATCACAATTATCAAATTCGATACAATAAAGATTAAAAAACCGAAATATCACTGAACCTGACGGCTTGTTGTCTATGTAAACAACGTGTACGCCTTTGACAATTGTGGCGATTTTTTCGGCGTGAATATATGTTTCATAAAATAATTCCGCTAAATCAAAGCATCCATTTGAGGTATAAAAATTGCAAGCTGTCGCATTTAGCGGCAATTCGATTCGGATAACGTGCCACCCGGCAGAAAATATATTTAAATTAAACTTACCGCCAACTAACTGAATATCGTTTAATACGGTATAACTTCCGTCGTTATTAATGACTATATCTTTAACGCTTGACGGGTCCACCAACTCGAATTTTGCGAGTGCGTCAGTTTGGCGATTGATCTTAAAGCTGCAAAATATAACATTATAACCGCTGTTGTGCGCTAATTCACGCCCCGGCAACCTTAACGGTTCAAGATTCGGCGCACCTTCCTCGCGCACAAAATCGGACACAGTAGCAGTCGCGTAACTCGCAACATTATGTTGCCCGACTGCTGACAGTTTAATATCTCCAGTCGGTCCCGGCACAGCCACGTCAACGGCGGCGTAATTCGTCACATCCTCGCCTGTCACGTTCTGCGTGATGAGTTTCGTACCCGAAGGAAACACCCCCTGCGGTACGTTGACGTTCGCCGTCGCTTTACCAGCAACATCGATTCCCTGACCGTTCTGCATGATATCCACGCTGCCGGTCGGAATCACATATCCGGGCGGGACAGGAACATTAACCCGGGCCGTTGCTTTTTCGGTTACGTCATGATCGCCGTTTTCTGTGATATTGATAACACCGACAGGTGTAATGCCGCCGCCTCCGCTTGTCGTTTTTACATATTCACCGTCAGACGACTTTACGTAAGTCTCGCTGGTCTCAATTACAAAAACTTTGCTGCCAAACGGGTCGCTGTCAGGCAACGTCGCGATATCGTCAACCGCGTCACAAATATACTCCCGTATCTGCACATTCGCCTGTACGCCCGTCTTGGCTAATTTATAGGCCATATTATCGACCTCCTTTTTATTGTTCCGGGCTGTATCCGGTAATATCCGGATATGCCTCTATCGGTCTGATTTTGCTTCGGAATACAGTCCAGTTGGTGGCGCTGACGTATTGACTCACATCCGTTGTGTTCTATAAAAGAACTTACTGTTTCTCAGCGTTCCCTTTTGGCTATGCCTACTTGGGGTTTCATAACGCTCCACAGCTTAAAGGTGCAACGACACCTCAAGACCGTAGCTTCTCTATTCAGGCTGCGTATCTCATTAAATTGATAGCCGCATTATAGTCGCGGTCGATCACAGCTCCACATTCCTCGCAAACAAACGTGCGCTCACTTAGCTTCAAGCTGTGCTTGACGCAACCGCAGTGTGAACAAGTCTTGCTCGACGGGTAGAACCTGTCCGCCTTAACGAACTCAATTCCTCTGTCTTCGCACTTGTACTGCATTTGACGGATGACTTCTGCAAAGCACTGTTCGCCAATTGCTTTCGCTAAGTGTTTATTCTTCATCATTCCACTCACATTCAGGTCTTCCATTACTACCCTGTATGGTAATAACGATACGAGATTGTGTGTTGTCTGATGAATGTAGTTCTGTCTGATGTCGGTAATGCGTTGGTACAGCTTACGCAACTTGTTTTCTTCTCTCATAATATTGTTTGTCTCTAGGTATTTGTTTCCCTGCCGGTTCGCTTCATACTTGCGGGAGATTGACCGTTGTGTATGAACGAGTTGCCGGTTCAAGTATCTCATACGCTTCGACTTGTTAATATTATGAAAAACAATTTGCTCGTCGCCGTACGCCGCTGTGA